CCTGTCGACCGAAAACGCCCACGCCAGCCACGGCAGCAGATTTGCCGGGCAGGTGTCCGGGTTCCACAGCTCACGAATACTGACCGGCGTTTTTTCAATTTCCGCACAGGCTTTCGCGGCAGCGACTTCAAGCGGTGATGAGCCGGTCGGCAGCAGGCGCGAATCACTCATCCGAGCCTCCGGTCACGACGCGGTATTCGGTGCAGAAAGACGCCTGCGTACTGTTGAGCACGATGTCGGCCAGTGGTGCAGCCAGTTCGACACGCTGCACGCCTTCCACATGCAAGGCGGCATAAATGGCAGACAGACGGATGTCGCGCCCCAGCCGGTGCTGTGCCGTGATGTACGCTTCCAGTTTTTTCACGGCGGCAGCGCGAATGGGTTCGCTTTCGGGGCCAGGGTAAAGGTAAAGCGTGGCATTTATCTGGTATTCAACGATGGCGGCAGACTGCACGGTCACACGGTCGGCCACCGGTCTGACGTCCTCGCCATTCAGGGCGTTGCGCACCACAGCCAGCAGGTCTTCAGATGCCACACCGTTATTTTCACGTGACAGCACAGAGATGGTGACACAGGCCGGAGACGGACTGGTGACAGAGATATCCGCGACACGCCCGTCGGCACTGCGACCATGATACTGATAGGCTCCCACCGACCCGGCGACGCTTAAGCCTTCAAACGCCTGCTGAATACGCAGACGATAATCGGTGTCAGACTCCATCACTGCCGGTGTCGGCGGGATAGTCGAATCATCTGCCGGGGTGATAGTCAGGCGCGTGGTGTTGTAATTGGCACCAATCACATCAAGGTCATTACCGGCTGCCCAGGCCAGCATCACCGCCCGTGCAGCCTCATTCACACGCTGACGCCAGATAAGCTCGCGATACGCATTTTCCTCCAGCAGTTTGACGAGAGGCTCGGATTCCAGCGTCAGGGTACGGGCGACCGCCTCCTGCTGGTCTTCCGGGTAAAGGGAAATCAGTGTCGCCTTGCGTTCAGCAAGAATGGTTTCAAAATCCAGCTCCTCGACCACATCCGGTGCGGGTAGCTGGTTCAGGTCGATAATCGGCATGGTTTCAACTCACAGGGATGGTTAACGAAAGTGGCTGGCCGGTGTCGTTGTGCTGGCCGGTTAACGTGACCGTCATTCGCCCGTCAAAACTGCGCTCAGTGGTGACGGATGACAGGGTGACGCGGGGTTCCCATTTCAGCACCGCCATGTAACAGGCGACCTTAATCTGCAACTCAAGCGCCGGGGTCTGCGGCTGGTCAATCATTGACGCCAGCAACGAGCCGTAATCACGACGCATCACCCGTGAGCCGACTGGTGTGCGCAGGATATCGCCGATACTCTGGCTGATATGCTCGAGGTCAGTGACCGTCAGGCCATCACTGCGATTCATTCCGAGATAACGCGCTGTCATAGAGGACTCCCGGTTGTGCCGCCGCTGTCGCCGGGGTGTTTATGGGTATGCAGTACCTTACCGTTTGATGAGAGTTCACCGCCGGTGTGTTCAATGTTGCCGCGCATCGTCCCGCCCTTCTGCACTTCCAGCGTGCCGGTAATCAGCCTGTTGGTGCAGACCACCTCCGGGGTGTCCAGGGTGACGCGGGTTGATGCTTTCACCATGACCACCGGCACCGTGGCAGTAACAGAATCAGAAGCCGTCACGCTGGCCGTTTTAATTCCGCTTACCGTGAGTGCACTGGTTTCGGGTTCATATTCAATCACCGCCCCGTCAGGGAAACGGATATGCAGGGCATCCGCCGACACAGACGGCGAGGGGTTATCGCCGGAATAAATCCCCGGCAGAACGAACGCCGTGTCGAGTTCACCACCCACGGCCAGAATCAGCACCTGTTCCCCCACGGAAGGTGCCCACCATGTGCGCGAACGTCCTGCGCGATGGGTCAGCCACTGAAGCCAGTCGGTGCACATGCCGCCGGTCTGCACGCGGCAGCGACCGGCGTTAAGGTCGGTTTCGACGATAATGCCGGTGCGAATCATGTTGCGCAGTGCGCGCGCGAGTTCCTGAATATTTGCGAGAGTGTTCATGCGTGTGAGATTGCACAATATATAAAAGTTATGCTATCTGGATTCATTTGTAGAACGACCATACAACATTCGAGGAGAGCGTAATGTTCAGTGATAATGTGACTAATGCGTGGTGGTTTATCTCTTTGTATCTATTTTTATTAATAGCATTAACATTTGTTACCTTTGGTAAAAGTAATCTTATGAGGTTTATTGCACATCATTTCAATCTTGAGTATTCAGACAGAAAGTTAAAAATACTCGACAAAAAATGGCGCGACATTCAACTATTTAAAATAATTAACGGAATCAATGTATCAGGCATCGAAGATGTGAGAATGATACAGCAGGGGCTGATTGATGGAAAACTAAAAACATCGTATTTTTTCCTTACCCGCTTCTGGGGTGACATAACAAAACCACCACACATAATTAAAACAATAATTGTAATTCTGGCCAGTATTATTTATATTCTCTTCGCATGTTATATACACAACAAACAATCCGCTATAGTAAGAGATGCCATAGGCATACCATATAAAAATATGATGTACTATGTTTATAGTGACAAAGTTCTTTTATCCTTCAAAAATAAAGCAGTTGAATTTAATAAAACTTATAGCCTTGCCGATTGCAAGAGACTGCAAAACGTATTTATAAAAGACACACTTCCTGAAATCGCCTGCAATAAGCTCTTACAGCTAAACGAGGAGGACTCCGAATGGTTAAGCCAGGAGATTAAAGATAATAACAGTCACAAAAAAGCATTATTAATACTATCCCTCGTCTATTTCACTTCAGGTCTGGTTATATTCCTGTCATATACAAAATTCTTTTACGCCAATAAGAAGGTTTTAGAATACAAAGCATCAAATAAAAATCACTCATAAACCTCTAAACATTGAGCGACCAGCATGGCCGCTCAATGTTTAATTGCGCATCAGCCTCTGCCTGGATAAAACTAACGCTCAAGGTGAGCCAGGATAATCTCCTCAATCATCTGCACATCCTCACCGGTAAAGCCGAGCAGAGGACGCGCCGGATAATCAATTTTCTTACCGTCTTTCCGGGTTTCTTCCGACAGACCGAACTGATGCACACTGGCGATTTTCGGCGACTTCCCGCCGTAAAATTCCATTGATGCCTGTTCCGGGCTGGCGCGGATATGCAAAAAACGACTGGTGATAAGTTTCGCAAACATTTTTCGCTTAACACGACCGGTCTTTTTTCTGGCGCTCTGCTGCTGGCGTGGCGCGTAGGGTGTGCCGTCCGGGGCTTTCTGTGCCATCACCCGACGCTGCTGACTCTGCCGCAGACGCTTCGCCAGCTCTGCACTCAGCCGCCGACGCCCTGACGGTGACAGCGACTCAATAAGTCCGGTCAGCCGGTCTTCAAAACGCTTAAACTCATTCATCCCACTTGCTCACCAGTTCGCCATTGATATAAAGCTCCATCGGGCGGGTGACCGGCTCCGGCGGCGGAGGTTCCGGGATATTCTTCACATGCAGTGCGCCGTCAACCTCACTGACCAGCGTGCGCTCGGTCAGCATCAGACTGATGCTGATATCAAAGCTGCTGTCATTGTTGATGTCTGCATAAAACGTGAAGCCCTTTTTCTGGCCTTCGTCGGTGGTCATGATGTCGGGCTGATTTTCCCGCAGCCACGCCAGCACCGGCACGATGAGCAGGTCAAAATCACCGGTAAAGTCGGTCACAATGACATTGAGCGTGTAACGCTTTTCGAATGACAACGACGTCGCCAGTGTGGAGGCAATACTCCCGTTATCCACGAATATCCGCAGCATCTCGGGACTGGTTTTCAGCACCGTGACGGCATCAGTCAGCGCCCTGCGCAGGCTGTCGGGTTTGAGCATCGTTTTCGTCCTGACAGTGTTTAATCATTTTTACCTGGCTGGCACAGCGTGCCAGCGCGTTCTCAAGCTGCCGGATATCAGCACTTAAATCGCCGTTCGTCTCCGGGTCACTGCCCGGCATCGGGCAAAGGCTCACTTTCGGGCAGGCGTTGTGGACAATCACTGGCGTCGGCGCAGGCCGGGCGCTGGTGCAACCGGCGCACAGCATCAGGCAGGCCAGCGCCGTACCAGCGGCGAAAATCTTCGTTTTCATTCAGTAACCTCGTGATGGTTTTCTCGCGCTGTGCTTCACGCTTCGCGGCGTTCTCCAGTTCCTGACGCAGTGCCACCTGCGCCAGCTCGTTTTTGTCTGCTCTGGTGAGGGCAACATGAAGCTGATTTTTCAGCATGGTGATGGTCGCCTGTTGCTCGCTGGCTACGTTGTTTGCCCTGTCCAGTGAGGTGCGCAGGCTGGCGTTTTTATGCTTCGCCAGAAACAGACCCGCCACCGCCAGCGATAACAACACGACCAGCACAATCATCAGCTTTGACATGGTTCCCGCCCCTCAAAACGCTGACGACAGGCCGTACGTATCAGCCGGAAGAACACCGACGCCACGAGGTAAATCAGCGCGGTAAAAATCCACCCGGCAGCGACCAGCGAGATAAACGTCGCCACCATCACCACCAGAGCCGCCGCCCGTCTGCGCCACGGCACCGGCTGCAAAAACAGCGCCGTGACAATCTTCACGGCCAGCGATTCCGGCGGCAGCTCCCGCCCGTAGCGTTCCAGCACATACTCAGTGGCATACGCGCCGACACCACCGGCAGCCACACAGATAACCGTCGCCAGAATCGCCCAGGTGGCGACAAAACTGACGGCCACGCTCTGCGGGTAAATCAGGGACAGTGCCAGCATCAGCGCCAGCGACACGTTCAGCATCAGTGAAAGGGATAATTTCTTCATGGTGTTTACTCCGTTTAAGCCGGTACGCCGCCGGCGGTACGCCAGACGGTGACCAGTTTTTCCAGTGAATGCTCACGCTGACCGTAACCGGCACCCGGCAGGGACGCCCAGATATTGCGACAGCGTGAAATGGCGCGCTCAATGCGTCCCGCCCGGATGTCATCCAGTGCACTGCGTTCACGGATCAACTGAATGGCAAGTCTGTCCTGTGACAACGGACTGAAATCCGGCAGGGCAAGCTGTTTGCGGTAGTGCGGCCAGAACAGGTAAAGCTGCTGATAGCGACCGGAGGCCGTGGATTTTTCACCGCGACGGTTAAACACCTTCGCCGGTCGGCCATGCGCGAACGGGTGGTCACTGTAGTCGGTGAAAATTTCCGGCTTTCCGTCCAGTCCGGTGACTATCACGTCATAGCCCCGGTTTTTCGTCAGCGGATGATTCGCCGTCCCTTCGGACACGGCCAGCATGTCGAGAAAGG